CCATCCTGGAACACATGAAGCGCATTGCAGACTTGAGGGGATGGGACGACAAATGAGCATCGCAGAAATCAAAGAACTATCAGACACGATCATCCCCCGCTCTGCGGATACGCAGCGGCATCTTGAAACCATCGAATGCCTTGCCGACTGGCTGGCTAAGTGCGAGACAAAAGGCTGGAACCTGACGGACAGCGAGCGCGTTCGCATCAGGGACATTTACTCAATCATTTCAAACATCGGTGACGAGGTTCAGGACGCGATTGAATACGCGGTTTCTGGTCACGATCCGGCTAACGGTTTAAACACTATCGGATGGGAGGAATTGCTTTGATTATCGAGCGGTCAGGCAACGGCTACCACGCCATTCAAAAAAGCGTAACCGGCAAGATTTACTGCGGGTACGGCAGAACCAGACAGGAGGCCAGACAGTTCTGCATTGAACTGCTGCCTCGGATTGAGAAGAAGTTTTTACAGGGCGCGACTGTTCGCGCAGGGAGATAACAATGGAACACCAAGTAGTGCCAATGGAAAAGGTGAGCGCGCCAGTAACACCAATGTCCATGATTGAAATCGCGGTGCAGAAAGGCGCTGACGTAGATCAACTGACGAAGCTCATGGAACTGCAAGAGCGATGGGAAGCTGGCGAGGCTCGAAAGGCATTCGTCGTTGCGCTTAATGAGTTCAAGGCCAACCCGCCGAAGATCAACAAGAACAAGCATGTCGGCTTCGGTAATACCTCATACGACCACGCTTCACTTGACCACGTAGCGAACGTCATCACGGCAGCAATGGCCCCTCACGGCTTGTCGTTCCGGTGGGACGTTTCTCAGAATGGTTCCGTATCGGTTTCCTGCATCCTGATGCACCAGATGGGCCACGAGGAAAGGGTGACGCTGACCGCCCCTGCTGATGACTCAGGCAAGAAAAACAACATCCAGGCAATCGGCTCAACTGTCACCTACTTGCAGCGTTATACGCTTCTGGCAGCGACAGGGTTGGCAGCGGGTGGTGACGATGATGGGCGCTCTGCGGAACCTGCGGAGACAATCACCGACGAGCAGTATCAAACACTGGTCGCTCTTGCCGACGAGGTAAAGGCAGACATGAACAAGTTTCTGCTTTACTTCAAATTGGAATCACTCGATGACATGCCTGCAAGTTGGTATGACCGGGCGGTTAAGGCACTGGAGGCAAAGCGATGATTATCCATGACGTACAGCAAGGCACCCCGGAGTGGTTCGAACTTCGGCTTGGCATCCCCACGGCTTCCAGGTTCAAGGACATTTTCACATCAACCGGCAAACCTGCCGCAGGCGCAGATGGGTATATGTATTCCCTGCTTGCTGAACTGGTCGCAGGAAAGCCGCTGGAGTCGTTTGAAAGCGAATGGATGCGCCGGGGTACAGAGCTAGAGCCTGACGCGAGAGCCTTCTACGAGCTTCAGAAGGACGCTGATATTCAACAGGTCGGGTTCATCACGAACGATGATAAGACGATTGGATGCTCGCCGGATGGAATGGGCCTTGAAATCAAGTGCCCTGCTCCTCATACCCACATGAAGTATCTGTTGGCCGGTAAGTGCCCATCAGAATACTACCCGCAGGTTCAAGGAACCATGTGGCTCTGCGAATACGAATCCTGGGATTTCATGTCATACCACCCCGACCTCCCGCCGTTGATCGTGACAGTTAAGCGGGACGACAAATACATCGACGGACTGGAGGAAGCCATTACCAAGTTCCTCGACAAGATGGCGAAGAAGCAACAACTTTTGGAGGTCGCATGAACATATCAAAGAAAACCTACCGCAGTGGTTCTGTTGCCTACATCGTTCAGCAGCAGGTCAATGGCCGTAGTGAGTATGTCTGTGCCTGCAAGACCAGGGAGGAAGCCGAGGATGTTGTGGCAGGCAGAGCAGAGCCGAAGCGTGTCAGACCTCCAAGGACTACGCCTATCTACCAGATTGAATCTGAGGTGTTTCACCCGAGGGCTGACGAATTACTGAGGAGGGCGTGGGTATGAGCATCGAACAGATACAGCAAATCATAGATTCAGGCGGTGAGTGTAAGACACGGGATGGACGGGAGGCGCGGGTGTTTATGGTTGCCGACACAGATCAAGGCTTCCCGGTGTTGGGAGTCATTAAGGACTGCGACGGCTTTTGGTCGCAGGAAGCATGGACACTGAATGGCTGTGCTTCGGTTCCTAGAAAGTCGAGTCACGCCGACCTCATCCTCCCCCGCGTGGTGGCCTACGAGCGGTGGGTTAATCAGTATCCGTGGAACGCGATTGATCACTGGTCTCTTGATGATGCAGAGAAAAACAGAGTGTTGGGCTGCCTCGCCACCCACAAATACACGTACTACACCGACGCCAGCAAGCCGGACGTGGAAACAGTATGGAGGCGGGGCGATGAGTGGTATGCCAGATACTAACGAGCGAGACATTGTGACCGAGCTAAAAATGGGGCGTTTTGAAAGCCCTTATCTGCAACGAGCTATTGATGAGATCGAATCCCTGCGGGAGCAGGTTGCTGCTGCCGAAAAGGTGAAAACCATCGCCATAACCGGCGAGGCGATCCGAGACCTCGCCGACTTTGCTGGATTCTCTGTTCAGGAACGGGACGCCGATATGCAGGAATTGATGGAAACAGAGTACGTCCTGAGAACAACATCGCCAAGTTATATGCCAATTAACGAAGAAACCGGCGAGGCAGTGGAGTGCATGGCGCTGGTCTACTTGTCTGATTACCCAGAGGAAGGGTGTGTGCCTTTGGGTATGAAAGCACCAGAGGAACAGCAAGCCAAGGGAGAGCAGGATGATTGAGCTAAAACCATGCCCGTTTTGTGGGGCGCAGATGGAGTTCTCTGCCGAGACAGAATACAGCACGGAATCGGTATATCACGCTGTTGATGCGAAACCGTGTGCCTTGCGTCCGTTTGCCTTTGATGTGGAAGAATGGAACACCCGCGCCGAGCCTACAGGGGGAGAGCAGGATGATTGAGCGGCGACTTTACACGCGGCAGCACTGGGAGCAAATCGTTGATGTCTATAAGCGGCCTGATGCGCTCACATCGGCACATAGCGCAGCTATTTTGTGGGCTGACAAACAGATCGAATCCCTGCGGAGGCAGGTCGAGGCTGGTCAGTGGGTATCAGTGGATGATCGGTTGCCTGAAGATAAGCAGCCCGTACTGGCTGGAACGCATACTCAAGGCACAGCAATCTTCTGCACATATTTTAGGGATGGCGGCTTTAGCGTGTTCCCCGCTGGTCTGGTAACACACTGGATGCCAATCCCACCACTACCTACAGAGGGAGAGCGGGATGAGTGAGCCGGTACTAGACGGCGATACATGGCTGGAAACCGGCTTTCCCACACCCCTGACACCGCTAATGGCATGGGGTCGGGAGATATTCGAGCCTGTGCCCGACAGAAAAACGCTCTTGAAAATTGCCGAGGAAGATGGGCTTAATCCGGTCAAACGTGGCGGGGGCTGGTTTGTGGTCAGGAAACAGGAATACAAGGATTTGCCGAAGAACCTCTATTTCGACTCGGACAGGGGTGCGTTCCGGTATCGGAATCCGCAGACTGGCGACAGAACATGGTTCCCGGTTGAAACCACCAAGATGCAGGCAGTGGAGGCAGCAATCCACCTGAATTCACAACTGGCACCACCGATTGACCTCGTGTCTAAAGTTCTTGGTACCCCGGACTTCTGCGAGTTCTCAAGAATCTGGCTGCAACGCATCATGGAATCGGACAAAGCCAAGTCCACGAAAAAGCAGTATATGTCTGCTGACCGGGCATTAACGAGGGAGTTCAAGGGGCCAATAACCGGAATAACCCTCAAGCAAATAGCCGACTTCCTGAACGCTCAGACACCGGCAATGCAGAAGCATTACAGGGCCGCGCTGGTTGATATTTACCGGATCGCGATGGCGAGAGGCGTGGTCGCTGACAATCTCCCAGAAAAGACAGAGCGCGTACAGGCAACACGCAAGCGCCCACGGCTGACGATGGACCAGTATCGACAGATCCACGCCAAGGCCGACGACTGGCTTCAGATTGCGATGGACTTCGGGCTGTACTCACTCCAAAGGCAGGGCGACATCCTTCGGCTGACCTATGACGACATAGACGATGGATTCATCAAGCTGATACAGGAAAAGACCAAAACGCCTGTATCCATTGCCATCGGGCCAAAGCTGGCAGAGGTTATATCAAGGTCGCGCAGCTCGAGCGTGTTCTCAAAATTCATCGTCCACCGCAGGAACCGCAACAACCCGATGAAAACGCAGGTCACTACGAACATGCTGCAAAACCACTTCAGGGTGTTGGCTCGAGAAGTAGCAGACCCCTACCCCACTTTCCACGAGATTCGCAGCCTTGGCATCACGATGTACCGCGACCAGGGGCTAGACCCGCAGAAGTTGGCAGGCCATGCGGATGAGGCAATGACGGATAGTTATGACCATGAAATTCGATATGAGGAGGCGGTGACGCTGTGAAATTTCAAACAATGGAGAAAATAATATGACGTTGTGCGTGATGTGCAAGAATGAAATAGATGATATTTGGCTAGGCGAAATCTCTAGGAACACAAAGGGCCAAGTGATTGCAAGCACTGACCCTGCGGATATGGACGTGTGTGATGAATGTGAAAATGTTGCGCCATGTCAAAATTGCATGGGCGAGGTTACTGATGGATTCGACCACTGCAACGAATGTACTGCCGTGTATGACGTTGTGAACAAATGGGTTTCTAGGGGTTGTTCCGCTGAATACATCAGAGGGGAACTAAAGTCTTCAGGCATACTGGCAAAGCATTGGCCTTCGATGATTCTGTAGTTGATGGGCAAAACCCACCCGTAAGTGATTGATTATGCGTCCCGAATATCCCGAATTTCCCGCTTCAGGGAACACCCACAAAATCTGCCTCAAGGCCAGTAAATACGCGGGCTTCAGCGTTTTCAGCAGCCTAACGGGTCTGTATACTGCAAGCCCGTATAATGCGGCTTTCAGAGCGTTATGGGCAAAAATTGGGCAAAACCGCTATACCCAATCAGCAACCTTGAACCCATGCCCTGCGTAGATTTCAGTGTACGAGACATTGCAGATGCCCTTCAGGAAAGCGTAGAGCCTGCGGGACTGCTCGACGTTAATCAATGGGTCAACAGCGCCGTGGAATAACTCAACCCGCATTCCTTCTAAGCGGTCAAGTTTCGACATCATGTTTACACGGTCACGCTCTGCGGCTTGGATCTCGGGAATCTCGCCGTAAACACCAAGGTGCTTGTGATACATATCCAAAACATCAGGGCGCAAGTCCTCGGGGCGCTTCGGGTCGTAGTAGCCATAGAACAGTTTGAGCCGGTCAGCCGGTACGTGGCCGGGGTTATTCAGCCCTTTGAAATAAAGGGTTGAGTACAGGGCGATATTGGCCCCCGCTGAGGTGCCTACAAGCGTCAGAGAGGCAGGATTGTAGTCGCCTCGTATCTTGTTGATACACCGCTGAACATCGCCCAGAACGCCGCCAAATGACTTCTTATCATCTGTCGCAAGGGTGTAGTTCATCGCCGCGACGATCTTGGTCGGGTCGTCCCATATCCCTGCTAGATTCCGGTTCTCGTATGAACCACCAACCCAACCGCCGCCGTGAACGTACAGAACGCACTCCGCGCCCTGCAATGTCTCAATCCGGCAATCGTGGCGCTCGCCTTCTGGCCCGTAGTTAATAATCACAGTCCAGCCACCATTAAACTATGGGAGGCGCTAAACGGAGAACCCGCAATGTTTATTTCAACCCTTACCGTTTTCCTTGAGGTCAATCGAGCCGACGCAACAGCACCTCCACCTGTCAGGTTCGCCGTTGCAAGAACAAAGGCTGTTGAGGTGCTAGGAACGGGGGCAATTAAAGTCCAATCAAAAATGCCAGGACTGATAACCTCAATGGAACTAAAACCAAAACCTCCACTCTGAAGCACTCCTGCGGAACTGGCCCTGCCCCTAGAGCCAAAAGCAGCCTTTCTCAATGCGGCTATAGTTGTTTTTCTTGATGCCCCACCACCGGCCTCTTGTAGTTCCAGAACCCATGTTTCTTGTGGGTTTACGACTGTCGCAAAATCACCAATGTCTCTATCTGGCATATTTTACGCCTCGTCAAAAACCAAAATGTTGTTAGCCATGTCTGTAGCTGTACCGCCGACCTTCGTAACAACCCGGCAAACCGTTGTGGATGTCATCGTGGCCGTTACTTCTGCGTCAGCGGTTTCGCCTGTCGCGAACATTTGTGCGGTGCCTGTCGCCGTAACAGCAGAACTCAGCGTATAGTCATAAGTCCCAGTCGCTGCTTTCGTCGCGCTGGTTATCCCGACAGAGCCTGTCTGAAGTGTGCCGCTAGAATTAACCTTTCCCCTCGCTTGGATAACGCCGCCCAAAAGGATTGCAAGAGTGACCGCCCACGTATCGCCGCCGCTAGATTCTTGGACTTCAATCTCATCGGTTGATTGAGGGGTCGTTTTAGTTGGAAGTTGTGATATTTCTTTATTAGCCATCAGCTATTACCTATTGTGTACCACGTTGTACTGCTCATGGCCCTGTAAGACCTAGCCGCCCCATTGGGCAAAACATTAGAATCCGCTGCGTTAGCAGACCCGCCGTCAATGCTTGCTCCAGTCTGAGGCCATATTTTTACCGCCGCCCCGCCATCGTTTCTGATAACGCACTCCCCGCCACCCGTAGAGAACGGCAGCAAAACCCCATCATTGGTGTTTGCGGTTGAAACCCTGTTGGTGCCAAGTTTCAAAGCAGTGGCCCCCGCTTGCGTCTGAACCGTTCCTGCGGTGATCCCGTCATTGGTGTCGGAGGACTCCCTCAGAAAAGAGTTAAGGCTCTGCGCCGCCTCTCTTACCCACTTTGGAATGTCTGTAACCGTTGGGCTAACCCTATACTTTTGAGCCACCGCGAACCTCTACCTGTGCGCCAGTTATCTCAGTAAATGCCGCAGTTGGGCTTATCTGAATGCGGTGATATTTCCCGTTAGACCTGATTGATACCTTGCCCCTGCTGTTTGAGGAACCGGACGTAGTGCTTTCTGTATCAGCCATATCTACCTTCTTACCAATAGTAATGTCGTGAGCAGAATCAACTATCCCGTAGACGGAATCTATGAACGATGATCGGCCTGGGGTTATCGCTAGGTCGCCAGTTGAAAGGACAGCAGTAAGAGGCGTTCCTGAAAAGTTCGCAAGATTGTCTGAAGCATTGAATCCTGCCAGCAGGTAGCCAGACGGAGTAATATGCGTGTGGAGCATATAAACCGCTGCATCAGATTCGAACCACCGGCCTAGCCGATAGTTGTAGCCAATAATCATCGTGCCCGTTTCTGCCGGATACGACCACAATACGCAGGAGTTCACAGGGTCTAACGCGCCTTGGACAGAATCGCCGAGGTTTACTACTCGGGTATCGCCTTCTGATGTTATTCGGGTGTAGGTTGTCGTAGACAGAGGAGCAATCCTTTCTGTCACGGCGAAGTTGTCAAAAAAGTAATCTGTAACCTTTCCGCTGGATATGTTGTTGCTGCTTACCCTGTCAAAAAACTGAAATCCCTCTGAACTCAGGTAAAACACCCCTCCCTTGTAGGAAACGATAGATGACGCATCAATACAACCTATCGCGCCTTCCACTCGTTCGAAAGTAAACCTAAGATCACCGCCGACGAAATTCATCAGAAGAACCTGGGACTCTTGCAAGATAATCCCAACCTCGCCGCCAACCCCACCCGCTACAGGGCCACCATCCGCAATGGATTGTGCGCCGCCGCCTGTTGCTGTCGTCCAACTTTCTGAGTTATTGACTGCCGAAAATGCTACCTCATTACCTGACCCGTCTGTTAAGCCAAGAGCCACCAGAACATCGCCAACAACAATCGGGTATTTATGCGCTGGAGCATTCGTTAGGTCTGAAAACTCCGAATCGGTTGCAAGGTCAAATTTCTGCGGATTGTCAATTCCATTTGTAGCGACTAGCCGCTCACCATAAACGGCGAACCTCCATGTAACGGTGTTGGAGTATCCTGCCGTGGGAGTAACATCAGTCCATAGATTTCCGTTCTTTCTGTACAGGTTCGTTGCAGTACCGGCAAAAACCTCCCTCTGCCCGTCAACGCGACGGAAAGAAATCACGCCTTTACATTCATCGGCCAAAGCATCAGAAACAGAAGTGGCGCTAGGGAAAGGCCCGTATCCGTTTTCTGTCGGGATCACGTTGGTCGCGGTAATACAGGGGTTTCCGAATCTAGGCTGATCTGGGAGCCATTCACCGAATTGGATAATCATTTCTTGACGGGCACCTTTTCAAGCCCCTGCGGAGCATTCAGGATAGACAGGAACTTTTCATCCTCTCTCGCCAAGTCCTGAACAACCTCGGCAAAATTCCCCTCAGAGAACCCCTTGTTCAGCGCATCAATGTGTCGCTTCTCAAATGAATCCGGCGCAGACATCATGCGAATGATAGCCTTGTCCAACATGCCGGTTTCGTCCTCTGTGGTTTTTCGCAGCAGGTCGATAGTTGCCTGCCTTGGCAGTGTCGTCAGAACGTCAGCAAAAGCCGTTGGCAGTTTGCCCTTTACAACAGGGAGATTGCCGTCTACTCGGCCAGCGCCAGTCATTGAGCCAAGCGCACCAACCAGTAGCGCAAACGGAATCTTGTCAAAACCGGTTTCAAGAGACTCGATAAGACTGTCATCGCCAACAGGGGCGATTGTTTTCAGGGTCTGCATGAGTGAACCAATAGCAAAGGCATAGATTCCTAACTTGAGAGCGCCGCCTTTAAAGTCGCCTTGAAGCATGTCGGCTATACCAGTGACTTCTCCCCCGATTTTCATGCCAACCTTCCCGGCTACCTGAGAGGCACTAGACAGAATAGCCGTTTCAACAGGGTCGCCGCCCTGAAGGATTGACATAGCAGCGCCTTCAATTCCAGCTTCAGCAGACCTGCCTGCTAGTTTAGCCAGCCCTTGCGCCCAATCTTCTCGTAGCACTTTGCCCAAAACAGGCTCCAATTTAGGCGCGACAATATCAGTTGAGTTGGTAAGGAAAGGTTTTCTGCCAAGCATCGCATTCGCGGTATCCCCCAATATCCCTCCAAAGTAAGACGAGGCAGGGTTATCAGCTTCAATAAGATTTCGCTCTTTAACTTGCCCATCCATGCCAGAAACTGCGTTCAAAACCGCTCTTGGCGTGGGCGTAAGCAGGTTTTCCGGCTTAAGCATTCCATCCAAAAACGCACCCGCTTCCCTGCCGTTGGGCATACCGAGCAACCCGCCTTCGGGGATTGGAGCCATGTCTGTGCCTGTAGCGGCTCGGCCTACATTCAACGCGCCCTGGCCTGCTCTTGCCGCAAACTCGGGGATATTAAGCAACCCCCCCATGACTCGTTCCGTTGCGACTTGAGACATAGACCTGAGAGGCGGGACTGGTTCTCTCGCGCCGCCGCCCCACTTAGCCTCAACCTTGGCAATGATTTCTTCGCGGGTATTGCCGATAACAACCTCTTGCGTCCCGTCAGGGAGCGTAACCGTAGCACTAACCATCAAATTCCACCTTTACGCCGCCAATGTTGATTGAGTTTTGCGCTGGCGAACCGAAACCAGTGGAGTCGAATCGCATTTCTGATTCCATGATTCTCTGCATAACTTTTTGCGCGGCCTCAATATCCTTATTAGGTATTTCAATACCCTGTATTTCGGCCTCATCAAGTGCGGATTGAATGACCTCTGCAATAACTCGCCTGTTTGATTGGGGCGATATACCAGCCGAAGCAATGGACTCTCGAAGTACATCGAACGTCTTGTTGGTGGATACACTTTGCAGGCTGTCCAGCAGATCAATGGCAAACCCTGACGCCTCTTTGTTGAACGAGTCGAGAGCGGATACCAGTGATCGAGACTCAGCGGAATCCTTGCCAAACATAGACTCAATCTCTGCTTGCAGCGCAACAGCGCCTTTCCTCAAGTCAAGCCCCGTGGAGCCTGTCGCCAGCGCCGTTCCTTCCAACTTATCCAGATAACCGAGCATCTTGTCTGCTCGCTTAATGGTATTGCCAAGGTTGACTTTCACAGAGCGCAGATTTCTTTCTTTTTCTTCTGCTTCCTTAGCGAACTTGGTTTCGTACTCAAATACTTGATAGCGTTTTAAAAGGTCGCCAATATCTCCGCTGCCGCCAACACCAGCCAAAGACAAAACCTCATCTTCGGTTGGCTGTCTGTCAAGCACAGATGCAAGTGCTGCCACCTTTTGTTCAATGCCGGGTCTGCCAGATTGGGATGGGAACATTTGCCCAAACAGCCCCGCAGTCATTTGTTCAGGCGCTGCTTCTGCCAGCGTTTCCATTACCCTCGAATTCTTCTGCTCTGCGGTCATCAGTGGCGCGGTGCCTGTGCCCAACAGCGAGTTCCCCGTGGCGAATGGTGTGCCTTCGACTGTCGGGGAACTCATAACCTGCGGCAACTTCTGCATAGCCTTCTGCTTGCGCTTGGCTGATTCCATGTGCATTCGGACGAACTCATTTCGCGCTCTAGCCCTGTCGCGGTCTGAGGCGAACTGTGTGGCCTCGGCTAAAACCTGCCCGAACCCGCGAGGTTGAACGGATGGCCCCGCTGCGGAGAGCAAACCCATTGCGAGATCAAAATCCCCGTTACTGAGTCCGGTTGTTAATTTATCAAGTAAGCCCATGAATCACCTTATGAGAATAGACCGAGCAGACCGCCACCAAGCCCCCAAAGTGGGTTAACAGTGGCCCCTGCTTTTGTGAACATAGATCCGAGTTGTGCACCACCGAGCGCCCCGCCAAGCCCTGCTGCAAGGCCGTTACGGTTGAGAGGTTGCGTTTGTGTGGTTGTAACCGGAGCGCCGCTGATAGCCGTTCCAATCGGCCCTGAGAGCAGATTGAGGCGCTGGTAAGGCTCAAGCGCACGATTGCGCTGGTAGTCCTCAATTACGCTGCCTGCGTTGAGGTAGTTCTGCGCATCCTGCCCTTGCATACCGAACAGTTGCGGCAGCATCCCTTGCTGTCGAGCGCGTTCAGCCTCATATCCAGAGAAGCCAAGCCGGTTAAGGTCTTGCAGCCGCTGGAGGTATGATTCCTCACTGGAGAATTGTCGGCCAAGCCTGTTCTCTTGCGCGTTGTAGGCCCGGTTTATCATGTCGTTGTTGGAGCCAAAAATACGGCCAATACGGTTTTCAGTCGCGCCAGTCATCCGGTTAATGCGGTTTTCTTCCGCGCCTGTCTGCCTGTTCAGTTGGCTTTCTCGGGCACCAAACGCAATGGGGGCCAACCTGTCAGCAACCTCGCCTGCAATACCTTCGTATTCAGCCTGAGAGCCACCGCGGCCTGCTTGAGAGAATCTGTCTCCTACCGCAATGTTTGCCTGCCTTCGGAT